CTAGCACTGGTTGTTTGTCCTTGTTTTTTCGTTTCAATCTTCTGATACGCGTCTTGCTGTCCTTGGGCGCGAGCCTGACCGAACCACTGATTAGCCAGTTCCTCGTAGCTCACAGAATCTCCCGTTTCGGGGTCGAACCCGATTCCAGGGGTAAGGGCTAGTTTGAGGAGCTGATCTTTGTGTGTTTGGTATTCGGGATTTTTGCTTAGAAACTCGTCTCTCTCCTTAGTTTCGTTCATTAGAGCTTTTTCCTGCTCTTGTTGTTCGACTTTTTGGCGGAGCTGGGAAACTTCGTCTATTACGGGGGCTAACGGGTTGTCAGCGTATAATTGACGTTTAGCTTCCTGTTCTTGGGCTTCTATGCGAGCCTGGAGCTGTTCAGCGCTTACTCCGTACTTTTGCTGGATAACATCGGCAATCTTGGCTTTTTGACCGAGAGAACCTATTTTTCCTTCAAGTTCCTTATAAGCTTTTTCCAGTTCCTGCGGACTCTTGTATTTTCCCGCAAGTAGCGACGCTTCACCTGTATTCGTAGCTTCACCTGCGCTGGTGTTAGCTGTTTCAACAGGCTGGGTATCAACAGAGGTCGCAGTTTCCGGTGCAGCGGTAGCGCCAGCTGCTTCAACGGGTGCGTTGTTGGTAGTGTCCATTTTTATTAGATTGTTAATGAGCGGTCGGCTAATTAAATTTTGACCACCCTCTCCCGCAGAGTTTTATAAGGGAGGATTGTCAAGTTCAAATTTTGCATTCTTGTAATCTGTATCTATTTGCTTTAATAGTCCAAAAAATTCCGCTATCCCTTCGTGCTTTCCACCTTTTCTCCAGCTTTCCTTCACTGAATCTGAAAAGAAATTAACTTTTAACTTCCCTTGTTTTTCCCTTAATGGTGCTACGAGGTATTTTTGGAACTCGTCCGACTCAATCATTTCCTTTATGCGGATAAGCTCGTTGAATTGTTCCCTAATATCCATATACAGAATCGTTAATTCCTTGTTGGCTATATCCTGAATCTTGTGGTGGCAACGCTTGTCCGTCTATCGGTCCCTCTTGCATTGGTGGAATTTGAGGCTGTTCTGCTATCAGAGAGTCTATATCTTGTTGATTTCTTAGTTCCAGTATTCTTCTTCCAACTTGTCTTTGTTCTTGCGGTGAAAGGATTTGTCCGAAGATATTATACCAATCGAGGAGCTGTTTGACCGTGATGTCTTTGTTTTGGGCTACGTTGGTGTTTCCTCTAACCTTGATGTTGTATTTTACGTCCTTGGCTTCGTTGATAAGGAGCTGATATATTTGCGGTCGAAGTTCCTTTGGAAAGATACGAAGAATTGGAGCATCGTGGCTTTGGAGGTTTTGAAGCTCCATTTTAATCAGCATCTCCGCTAAATCTGCAAGCGATTGTTTGAATCTTCTTTGGATAATTTCAAACCTGGTTGAAACGTTACCCATTGCAATCTGATCTTGTCCAAGGGTTGCGTTACTGCCAGAGCCTTGCACCAGGTCGTTTGCTCCGCTGGCTCGCTTGTGTTCGTCATCAATCTTGCTTAACAGTTCAATCGCTCCTTGCTTTACATCTGGGAATTGAAGCCATTGGAATACTTCGTTGAGTGACCTGCCATTAGTTTCAACCTCCACGTTTCCCCCCGGCTTGGAAACCAGTTGCCTTTTGTCAATCTTCGTTCCCTTGGCACTGACTGACATCGGGTTATTACAGAGCTTCACGTTGGTCATGGTCTGATTGAACATCTTGTAGTAGCTCTTGCCAAGTCCGAGAGTGTTATGTCCGACTCCTTTTCCGTTAAATATATTTGGAATAGTATCAGTTTCAAATAAAAGTTTTACCAATGGGATAAATCCGTAATGGTTTGGTTTATCTCTAAGCAACACCTGTTTCTTGTCATCCGCCACTGTTTGGAGCTTGTCTTTGGAATAAACCTCATAAAGCTCAACCATTCCTTTTTGGTTGGAAAGGAGATTGGTGTTAAGTTGGGACGTTGAATCGTAAGGATTAGCATTAAAGTTTCCTTTTCCTTCTAGTTTTTCTCTGTTTACCCCTTCAACTCCTTTTTGGTCGTAAAGACTGTTGGCTTTGACATCCTCAACAGGTAGGCAGGATCTTACAATGATTGATTTTTGCCCCTCAACTTCGGGAATCATTGGATTGTAATAGCAGTCCAAGATGTTTGGCACTTCAATATCTGGCTCGTCTTTAATTGGAACTTCATATTCATTCTCAACTGTTTCTCCTGTGGTTGGGTCGATTATCTGTTCTTTTTCTGTTTTAGTTTCAAACTTCCAACAAACCTTAATAAGCGATGTTCCAAAAGTTACAGCTTGATGTACCCAGTTTTCTATTTTCTCAAAAGCCTGCGGAATTGTTTGCAAGCGATAATTGACCATTTTTTCCAGCACAAAAGCCACCTCTTTATCTTCTTCGCCAACTCCCTCAACCTCAATCTCCGGTTGTCCTGAGTAAATATAGGGCTTGATGTAAGCTATTTCGGTCCTCAACTTAGGTATTTCTTCCTTGGTATCATAAGGAGTAGATTGAACGTCTTTCATTTTGCCCTGATACAAGTCATATATCTCTTTTATTTCTAATCTGTCCTCTTGGGTTGCCAATTCATAACGGGTTTTTTCTCCCATTATTTCTTTAACCAGGTCTTGTTCTGTTTTTTCAACTTTTTTCATAATTTAATCTCGATAATGTGTACCAAATGTGTCGTATATTGGGTCACTTGGAGCTTCTATTGTTGGTTCTTGGTTATACAAAATGTACCTGATATTGTCCATCGCATGATCGTTCTCTTTAACAGGAAGTTCTTTTTCATTTTGGTCTGGCTTTCTACTCGGATAACGATATGTTTCAAATTCCCAAATAAGATTCTTGCAATCTGGATGGATATGAATTCTGTTTTGTTTTAAAAGCTCCCTTACAGTATCAATTCCAGCTTCAATGTCTTTAGATACCTCTCTGACGTTTAAACCACTTCTACGAGCAATATCAAGCCTATCTGGTTCTGCTGGGTCTGGATATACCATCTCTGGTTTTAAGAGCTTGGTAAATTCAATAATCTGCTCAGTTGTTTGTCCTGTTTTGTAAAATTCATTATCAAACCAATAATGTCTGTCTGCGTCCTCTCTGCAACGATATACGGAAGCTGGGTTGGTATATCCCCAATCTATTCCAGCCATTACTTTCACTATATGAGATGGTTGTTCTTCTGTAACGTGTTGCTCTCGGTTAAATTCTTTATAAACTAATCCTTCTGTCTTTCTAAAGTCTGCCATATACTCCTGCGCGAACCTATCTTCGGTTAATTCCAGTCTTGCTTTGTCCACTTCTTCTTTCGGAATAAATGGATTGTCATAGGTTGTAAACTTGAAACTCTTATAGTCTTCGTCTTTATCTTGAAAATTATAGAGGTCGTAGAAATGGTTGAAACCTTTAGGTGTTGAGATAAACAATGCTTGTCCTCTTGTGTCTGTCAGCGTAGGTCTTACCACTTCTTGCCAGTTTAGCCAGAAGTTTCTCATACTGGCCACCTCGTCTATTATTAAAAAATCAAATTTCTGTCCTCTTAATGTTTCGATTGCCTCCCATCCTCTTAGAAATATGAATGAGCTTTGCCCGTCTTTGTTTGATACTTCCAGTTCCAGCCTGGTTTCGTTTACTTTTTTTATTATCGGTCTCAGCTCTTTTACCAGCATTTGCCACGCAATATCCCTAGCTTGGGCATAGGTAGGGGCTATGTATGCGATCCTTGCTTCTTTTGCCAGTGCGAATCCTTTTATCTCTTCTACCGACAATGTTGTTTTGCCCAGTCTTCTTCCGGCACACACCACTCTGAACCTGTGTACATCACTCGCTATCTTGTTTTGGGCTTGATGCAGTGATACCATATTTTTGGGCTATTGAACTTACTACCTGGATTATCGGTTTTCCGTCTGATTTTATATCTAAATTCTCGGCTAGTTGCAATATAAACTTTAAATATAACTCTATTGATTTTTCTTTTCCTTCTAGTGCGTTTTGCTTTAGTTTAGCCAAAACTTCGTTTCCACCATTTGATGCTTCAATAAGCCATATTTCAACGATTCTTTTTCTGTTTTCTTTTCGATTCTTCTGATAATTATAAGTGCTTGTGGATATGTCATTTCTTTCGCAAAACTTTTCGATGGTTTCCGTTCTTTCCGCTTTGGGCGTTGCCTCCCTTTGGCACATTTCCTCTATCCAACTTTTTTTGTTTTCTTCCATCGTCTATATGTATTTTAATATTGTCTAGGCGTTTTTTGATAGCCTTTTGTATTTTTAAGTCGTTTAATTTTTGGAGGGTTATTTTAGTAATAGTCATCTTCTATAAATCCCTCGTATTGCCTTTCTGATGTTTTTTCTGGTTCATCTTCTATCATTTGGCAATCCTCGCATAGCATTTGCCATTTTTCTATTTCTATTCCGCATTTTAGGCAAAACATAATTCAGGATTTTTATTCCCTACTTGGATTATCTTAGGTTTGTATTTGTTTTTTCATTGAGCGTGATATGTTTTTTCCAAACGAAAAGGAGCGATGAAATCGCCCTCTCGACAAGGATGTCTTAGCTCTTTTTAAATACTAGCACGACATCCTTTTTTTGTCAACAGATTATATTTTTGAGTTATCCACAGGCTATATTTCCCCTAATACCTTATGCCTGTAACAATAACTCCAAGCATAGAATCCTTGTTTATCCAGTATCTTTTTTGCATATTGAATGTTGAACTTCCAGTCGTGCAATTCTGACGGCTCTGGACGCCCTTGGAGGTGTCTTACCTGAAATATGCCGTGTGATGTACCATATTGCTTTCCATCGAGCTTGTAGGTCAAATTCTTGTCTCCTACGGCATTAGGGTTGAAGTTTGATTCGCATTGGGCTATTTTTAACATCGTTTCTGCGTCATTCCCGAACACTTGGCGTATTTCGGCTTTAATTTGGTCTTGTATGGAGAGTGCCTGCACCGCCTCCGCGGAAGCCTCCGGCTTTTCTTCGGCAATCCCCTGGCTAACCGCTACCACAGCCTCAACCGCAATAGGGTTGCTTATTGATATTGTTCTTACTTCCCACAAATTTCCTGCCAACTGGATATTAAGCGTCCATATCAGGGCGATAAGGATGATTAGTTTGATTATAACTCGTAATTGGTCTTTGGTTGTCTTGTTTTTGTGCTTTAAATTTAATTTGAACCTCTTTTTAGCGATATATAGGCTTATTCTTTTTTTCATTTTGGCTTAACAGCCACCCAACTGCTTATTTAGTTGATTACATTATAAGTATAGCAGATTTTGAAAATAAAGTCAAGTTATTTAACACCATCTTTATCCAAGAACCGGAGTTATTTTAATTACATTATAGTCATCTTTATGAACGGAATTGCAATGCCAAGCGTGAACTCCATTGTCATCTCTGACAAAATGAATATTACCACTCTCGTCTATTGTCGCTTCTAGTTCCTTTAAAATACATCCGTTATCTGTTTTCATATCAATTAAGTGAGTATATTTATTTTTCGTAAATCTTGACTTCTTCATAAAATCCGTCTAATTGAATTAGTTTAGGGATATTTTCAATAATATCTCCGAGGGTTTGTCTATTCCAAGTATAAATTCTCCCATCTTTTTTGTTTTTAGCTTCAATTCTATATATCATATGAAAAGTTGTTTAAAAGTTTTGTTGCACTTCGGACATTTTGGATTAGTTGGTTTTCCAAAAATTGACAATTTAACTCTTCCAATGTCGGCTCCGCAATTTGGACACGGGTATTTTTTCCCCTTACCGAAAAACTTAATTTCAGCATTATCATTTTCATAAACAATCTTTGGATTAACTTTTATCAGTCGGCAAATTCTTGTGGGTGTAATTGTTCTTTTGCATCTTGGTTGCCAGTTTTTGTCTTTTTCATCTAATTTTAAAATTACATAAAAAATATATTCTCCACCAAATTCTAATGCGTCTGCTAGGTTAAGAGCAAAGTATGTGTTTGGCTTGAATCCGTTTTTTAAAATATCATCAACAAAATCTTTTTTCGTTCCGTGATATACAATTCTATTCTTCATATAATTTTTTTTTAATTTGGTGGTAAAATCTCTCGTATTTTTTGCATTCATCTCTCCAAAACTTGATTTCTTTACTGAGTATAATGTTTTTCTGTTTCAGAAACATATTGTTTTTATGTGTATCCTCCCATAATTCTTCTAATTGCTCTCTAGGAATATCGGATGTTTTTATAGTTTTATCGCTCATAATTTATTTTAATTACCTACCACCCTCTTTATCCAGCGATTCTTTTAATTATTTAAGAGTTTATAGATTTTCTTTAATTGCCTTATTAGTTTCTTATCTTTCTTGGGCTTTTCAAAATCTCTTATTACAATGTCCTTAGCTTTTTTTATTTTTTGATATACATCAATTCCATAGACTCTGCCCATATATTGTAAGCTCATACTATTTTTTAATTTAATTATTTAAATAGTTTTTAATTTTATTTATCTTTATTGAATTTCGCACGCATTCATCACAACAGGAATTAAACAGTAAGCCACCAGATAATGGGCTCGAATCAATCATTTCAATAATTCTCTTTTTTTCTAATTTTATCAATTCTTCTACTTCCTTTCTTGTTTCTTCACCTAGAGTATTCAAAAGATATTTATTTTCCATATTATTTATTTATTTATTTACCACCCTCTAAAACATACCTCAAGAGTGCTAACCCGATTGAAATAGAAATAATGACAAATCCACAACCTAATCCCTGTCCTAATTCAGTATCTCCAAATTTTTTCATATATATTATTTTAATTATTACCACCCTCTTTATCCAAGTAGATGAGGCTGATTTTTAGATTTGTAAATCTGACTGAATATTTTTTACAAAATCCTCCATTCTTTCTATTTCTCGTCTTTGGGTTCTTATCGCTGCAGCTAAATCACAAAGATTCTCTGGTTCTTTTTCGTCTGATACATCTTTGAGTTCTTCTTTCAGGACTGGCTTTAACCTACTGAATAGATTTTTTATATTTTCGCTCAATGCGTGAATACGATTTTCAAGATATTTTAATTCGCTTGCTACTTGCGGTTCTCTTTTGACTATTGGTTCTCCAATAGCTAGGTCTTTTTCTTCAAACATAGTTTTTAAATTTAATTTATTAACATACTACTTGGATAAGGAAGGTGCTAGACTTCCTGTTATAACTTTTCAGCTTCCGCTTTAATTTCATTCGCCTTATCTATTAGTTCTTGGGCTTTTTTTAATTTTTCTTTGTTTTCGTATGTCATTTTTTGGTCGAGATAAAATATTATGGATTTCTCTAAGGTTCTTTCGTGTCCAAAAAGTATTTCAATTTCTTTGTATTTTTCGTGTAATTCATCCCTTATTTCGATTTGCTTTTCAATACTTATTCCTTTTTCGAAATCTCCATCATACAGCCTTTTCATCATTTTTATTTCCTGCCAGATTTTCCTGATTTGTTCGCTTGGTGTCATTTGTTTAAATTTTTAATAATTACACCCATTGTTAATTATTTACCACCCTCTTTATCCAAGTA